CCATTCACTGCACGTAAACACCAAATGGCATCTTCCACTCCATTGCTATTGATGATGTATTCAATAGTTACCAGTTCATCATCTGCTTTTGTTTTGCCAAGTGCTGCCAATAACTTGCCCCAACCACGGATGCAAGGTGAGTGTTTGCGAATCTCAGTAAGAGTAGTAACCAGAGCCATGATAATTGCTTTCATGATTGCCATACATATTAATCAGTAGCAACTACAGTTAGTTATCAGTTATAATCAGTAGCAACTACTAATACCCCTTGGACGGACTTCTCCCAGGGAATATTCAAGTATAGGTGAAATAACCTCAAATGTCAAGCGGTATTTGCTTTGTTATCCATGTGGTTATTTGAGTGGTGATGATAACTAATCTGTGAAGGATGGTTGGTGATTTGCTCGCTTCGCTCGGTATTAGATTCTCTAATGGCTATTAGTTTGTTTGGCGTCAGGATTCCTTTGTAACACATGTAATGCATGTTCAACAGGTAACACATGTAGCTCATGTAACCATGTAACATCCCCTGATATGCCCCATTCCCGACCCCTTGTCAGTCTGCCATTATTACTCCCAGGCACCTACACACTACTTATAACTCATACCCCTCTCCTCTTCCTCTTAGTATATGACCCCCACTTTAATTTTGACAATTTCAAAAAGATAAAAAGATATTAATAATAATTAATGAATAAGAGATAAATAATAAATTAAAGATAGGGGTAAAGACAGAATGATAGAGTGAAAGGGGTAGAAACTAATGGAGAGGGTGAGAGAATAGAAACTAACAGGGATGAAAAAGGGAGGGGGCGAAATAGGGAGATTGGACATCATGTTACATAGTTACAAGTGTTACTTGATGAACCTAATGAACCTATATTACATGCGTTACATGGGAATTTGAATGAAACAGCAAAACTAATCAATCAACAGCAGACAGTAAACAAATTCTTGTTTAATTTAACAGCATCAGCAGTAGAAGCAGCCAAGACTGGAAACTGTAAATTGTGAATAACTGCCGACCTGTTGATAACTGCAAGAAACTAATAACTTGTGGATAACTAATAAGATGTGGATAACTACCGTTCGTCGGAAAGTCTTTGACATTTTTGCCCAAGTGACTATAATCTAATCACTAACCGGCAAACTAGCTGAATTATCAGCTGGCCGGATAGTGGAGTAAATGAAATGTCTATCATCAACAGTAAAGAGATCACCGTTGACACCGTGACACCATCCATCAGCATTGGCGAGATCATGGTCAGTGCGGATCGCAGGAACAACAAGGGCATCCAACTCAGTGACAGTGAGCGTATCCGTCGTGTTGTTATCCCCGCCGGCCACTGGGGCCAGCTCACAGCCACCATGAATGGCACGCCAGCACAGGGACTGACTGACATCCTTATCAATGGCCTCAAGGCTATCGCAGCCGCACGCCTGCGCGACTACTTGCAGGAACAGCCGATGGCGCGCACTGTGGCATTGGCAGATTACAGCGTATCAGCGCTACTGGCTTGGAGCGAGGAAACAGCGAGCAGTCGCGGCAGTATCACCTTTGATCGTGACGATATCATCGAGTGGTATCCCACCAGCAAGCTGTTCGCAGCAATGGCAGCACGGGGCAAGCAATTTACCGACTTCATGCAGCAGCGACTGGCAGCCTTGGCCGCCAAGAACCACGGTATCAAGAGCCCGGAGGATGCGCTGAAACTGCAAACCCTGCTGGCCGACGATGCTGATACCAGTATGGGCAGCGAGTTGATCCAGCGACTGGCGCACATCGAGAAATCACTGAATGCGCGCAAACTGGAAACAACACTCAGCATTGCCGATCTGTGAACCAGTAGCCGGCAACAAGAGAGCAAGCATCATGACAGTACTAGCAGCTACTGCGCTGATCTTGTGGTTAGGTTGGAATACCTGACAAGAGTAAGCGCTCACAACCTAAGTACCCCTACCACGGTAGGGGCTTTTTTTGGTTCTTGGATTCTCTTTTTTCCTAAGGCACGCATCTAATATTTCTAAAATTTTCAAAACTGCAGGCAACTTACTAGTAACAGCAATTGCCACATTCCTCTGTTCACAATCCTCCCCGCGGCAGTTATACTACCCAAACAATTAGCAATCTTTGGCGGCGCCAATTGCTACAACCACCAATCACCTGGAAACACCTATGCCTGCACATGTAACTCCTATTTCAGATGACCCGCTAAAGGAGAAACTCCTAGGATATCTTGCAGCTGATGTTTCACAGGCAGCGGCAGCTTTGGCTTGCGGTGTTTCTGACGGCTATGTTTCTCAGTGCTTAGAAGAGGCTGAATTTCTCAATGCTTTAGCAGTTCGTCGCGCAGGAAAACTTGAGAAGTTTATCAAGCATGATGAGACAGTTGAATCTCTTGAACAGCGAGCATTAGACGTTCTAGGCCAAAAACTGCCATTTGTGCGTACTGCCACGGAAGCTGCAAAAGTATACCAGATATTAAATAGCAGTAAGAAGCACGCTACTCCTGATCAAAGCACCGCTGATGCACTGGGTGCTCAACAAGTTACAATCACACTTCCCCGAGCTGCAGCAGTGCAGATTCAGCTTAATCCTCAGCGTCAGGTGATTGAGGTAAATGGTAGAAGCATGGCAACTTTGCCAAGTAGATCACTTCCAGCACTTTCAACACTCACGGCGGCAAAAACGCTTGAAACTTCCGAGACTCTCAAAACCAAAGATATCAACAAAGCAGCTCAGATCCTTGATAACACAGAAGTGCACAAAACCATTATCAATGGGGTTGTCAAAGTTCTATGACTCCCAATCAAGTGCTCATTGAGCAGCTGGCTAAAGAAGAACTATCAGGACTTATCCAAGGTTCTGATGATTTGGATAGTTCTGATCCAGCGCCGCCAAAGACACCAATAGCAGCCAGTATTGACGAAGAATTTGGCGAACAGGATACATTCCATGTAATGAGTGATCGCTCAACAATAGTTGACGGCGCCAGGACTAACTTGGATTTTCTTGCCCAGTTAATTCTTACTGACATCTATGAATATGGGTACCCCGCATTATTCCATGCGATTTGGCAATTAATAACAACAGATGCGCTGGCTGCCAAAGGAAAACCAAAGTACGCACTTGGTATCCCTCGCGGTTTCTCGAAAACTGTCATACTCAAGTTATACGTAGCATGGCTAGTACTTTTCAGTGACCGCCGCTTCATCCTAGTTGTCTGCAACACAGCTTCTCTTGCTGAGAACTTTCTCAGTGACGTGACAGATATGTTGAATAACATCAACATTAAAACCATTTTTGGGGCTTGGGATGCTGGATGTGAGAAGGACACTCTGGCATTTAAGAAATTCTCATTCCGAGGTCGTGATATTGTTCTTGCCGCACTGGGAGCTGGTAGTTCCTTGCGTGGTCTTAATCTTAAGTTTGTGCGTCCCGATGTAGTCATCATGGATGACATGCAAAACAGAGATGAAGCTGAAAACGCAGAAGTAGCAAAAGATTTATTAATTTGGATGCTTGGTACTCTGATGAAGGCCTGCCACCCACATCGTTGTATTTTCATATTCGTTGGAAACATGTACCCGTTTGAGGGTTCAATCTTACGAAAACTAAAAGTATCAGCTGAGTGGACCTCTTTTATTACTGGTGCAATCCTCGCAGATGGCAACAGTTTATGGCCAGAACATCGCTCGCTAGAAGATCTGCTGCTGGAACTCCAATCAGATACTGACATGGGGCATCCTGAGATCTTCTTTAGTGAGGTAATGAACGATGAGGAATCAGGGACAGTAAGTGGAATCGACGTCAGTAAGATATCCACGGCGCCAGACTACTTAGATACTCTTGTTGCCCAGGGAGGTTGTGTTATTATTGACCCATCTCTTGGCAAGAAGAAATCCGATGATGTTGGTATTGGTGCCTTTCTGATCTTTGATAGTATCCCAGTTCTCTGGGATCTTGCTGTTGGAAAGTTTTCACCCCTTGAATGTATTCATAAAGCTACTGAGTTTGCAGCGAAATACTCAATGCAACTTATTATATGTGAAGGCGGTGCGTATCAAGCAACTCTTATTTTTTGGTTTAATCACGTATACCAGCAAATGGGTATTGAGGGCTTCAAAGTAGGCGAGATCACAACAGGTGGTATGCAAAAGAACGCCCGCATTATCGAGATGTTTAAGTTGTTGCTTTCTGGAAATATCCTACTTCATAAGCGTGTTAGATCTGCTGTTATCTATCAAATAACTCAGTGGAATCGTATGAAAGCAAATAATAAGGATGAAATCCTTGATCTACTAGCATACATCCACAAAGTCAAAGAACTTCATGCTGAGTACCTACCTCTGTTGATTTCTGACATTGAAGTTGTTACAATGCCAGCAGCATCCCATACTGATGATCTCCAACTCCCTTTCTAAGGACTACAAATGGCCACTGCTTCTACCCCGCTCCCACTACCAACTGCTGCACAGGCTGGTGTCATTAGTTATTTCAAAACAGCCGTTGAAACTTACGCGTCATCTTACAACATCAGACCTCAACTGCTGCTGAAAGACTTGATCTACTATCGCGAGTTAGATCAAACAACCCAACAGCGTCGAGCAAAGGTTGCCAACAATTCAGGAGACGCCAGCAAATTACAGAACCTTACAATCCCTGTAGTGATGCCACAAGTAGATTCGGCTTTGGCAGATTTGCAGGAAATATTTCTGACTGGTTATCCCATCTTCGGAACAGTAACAGTACCTGGGCAGGAAGATGCTGCTGGGCAGATGGATACCATCATCGGTGAGAATAGTGTGCGAGCTGGATGGCCGCTGCAATTGCTACAAGTTATGCGAGATGGATTGAAATACGATCTCGGGGCTGTGGAAGTTATCTGGGAGAATAAGAAACTGTTTGCAATTACAAGCCCAGAAGCAACAAACATTACGCAAGGCGCGTTACTTGATACTTATTATCAAGGAAATTTCCTGAAACGTCTTGATCCGTACAATTTAATCCTAGACCCGCGGGTGAGTCCTGATAAGAATCATTTAGAAGGAGAACTTGCAGGATACAGCGAACTAATCTCCAGGATTGAGATGAAAAAGCGTATGGAGAATCTACCAGCACTTGGCACCATGAATTTTGCGGATGCATTTAATTCTCCCAGCTCTGTCGGTGCTACTGGAGACCAGTCCAGCTCTTACTACGTACCCCAAATCAACCCCGACGCACTCCTGCAGCCGGGAGATTTGACACAAACCGTCAACTGGTTGCAATACATGAATCTGCCAGGGGCCCTCAACAAGACCAGTGCTGAACACAAATCATCTTACGAGTGGACAGTGTTGTATTGCAGGATTCTTCCCAGCGATTTTGGCATGACTGTCCCGAACAAGAACCACGTGCAGATTTGGAAATTCATCATTGTTAACCGCAATGTTGTTATCTTCGCAGAGCGCCAAACCAATGCTCATAACTATCTGCCAATCATTGCCTGCAAACCCTCAGCAGATCCACTTGGTTGGCAGGCTAAATCTTTCGCGGATAACGCCGCTCCTATTCAAACTGTTGCTTCTTCGCTACTGAATTCAGCCTTAGAATCGCAGCGTCGTAAAGTCTATGACCGTCTGCTATACGACCCCAGCAAGATTAACAAAGCAGACATTGATAAAGTATCAAGTGTTGCCAGGATACCAGTTAAAAATGTAGGTTACGGCAAGAACATTTCTGATAGCATTTATCAGATTCCATACCGAGATGATGGAGTTGCTGAGATCCTGCAGTTCTCGCAGCAAGTAACAAACATGGCGGATGCCATCAATGGGCAGAATCGTGTATCACAGGGCCAGTTCCAGAAAGGTAACAAGACGCGCCGTGAATTTGAAACTGTCATGAATAAGGCAGATTCACGAGGGCGTATGCGAGCACTTGCACTTGAGTTCTCTTTCTTTGTTCCAATCAAAGAAATTGTCAAGAGTAACATCTTGCAGTTTCAACCGCCAACAAAACTGGTAAATCGGGACACCAAGAGTGAAACAACTATTGATCCGCAGAAGTTGCGAGAGGCTAACCTGTCATTCATGTTATCTGATGGTTATGCTCCATCAGAGAAACTTATGGGTCTGGATCTTGTATTGCAGTTTATGCAAGCTGCACAGGCAATGCCAGAAATTCGCATGCAATATGATTTGATGGGAATGTTCCTGTACAATATGAAACTATCGGGTGCAAACTGGCTCGATGCTTTTAAATACACGCCAGATCAGCAGAAAACAGCACTCGGCCAAATGCAGGCGTCTAGCGCTGCTGCTAATCCAAATCAACCTCCCGCAGCTACCCCTTCTGGAGTCCAATAATGATACAGCGAATCACACCAAGAATAGGAAAATATGATTTCAGTGACAGCGACTTAGTGCGAGCCAAGATGTTGTCGCAAGAATCTATTGCCTATCTGGAACACCAGGCTACTGACCTAGTAGCCGAGCTTGTGAATATTACGTTCAGCAGTGATCCTGTCATACAGCATGAGCAAATCTTCCAGTATATTGCGACTCAATCCAGATATAGATTTTTGATGGAAACTCTTGCAGAAGTGCAGGAGACCTATGAGCACCTAGCAGCAGCAGACGGGGCACCTGCTATTGCATCAAACCCGCCCACAACCTTCTAGGAGATTCTTATGAGCTTTCTTAACTCGCTTTTCAATACTGCTACTGGCACACCAAGTACTGGCGGACGTCCTGGCGCTCCTGCCCCTACTGTTACCCCAGGTGCTCCAGCTGTTGCTGCGACCCCTGCTGCGCCTGCTGCACCAGTAGAGCCTTCATTCACTTCCGAGCTTGATAAATTCAAGTCGATGTGGCAAACTCCTACTACAGATGATGGAAAACCGGTCCAAGCTCCTGTTGATCCACTGTCTCAACCAGTTTTCACACTTGATAGACAAAAAGTTATTGATTCTGCCGGTAAAATGAACTTTACTGGTGAGATCAATCCAGAACTTCTTCAGAAAGCGCTAGGTGGTGATGGCAATGCTCTTGCCGCTATCATTGACGGCGCAGTACGAAATGCTGTTGCAGGTGTTACGCTGTCGCAAGCCGACTTGCTTAACCAAGCTATGCTGACCAACAATCAGCGGGTTACTGCGGCACTTCCTACTCACATCAACCGGACTACCCTGCTTAATAGCCAAACAGATGATCCGGTACTCTCTCATCCCGCAGTTCAACCGCTGTTAACAGCACTCAAACAAACAGCATTCGCAAGGAATCCAAACGCGAAACCTGCTGATATTGAAGCTGAAGTTCACAACTACATTCGCGGCCTTGCTACTGCTGTCGTTGATAGTTCTCCCGAGAACATCAAACGGCAACAGCAACAACAGGCCGGGGAGGTTGATTGGATGTCAGCTCTTGGTATTCCAGCAACTACGCAACGTTAATTCCTGCAACGGTTTCTGGTTCGATAATCTCAGTTTCAAGGAGTTTTTAAATGCAAGTACGAGGTCGAGTTGATAGTGGAGATAATTATCTCCGTCCACAAAGTCCCGGCGATGTCCTGATGGCCCAACAACAGGTGGTGGCTATTACCACTGCTGGTGCTGGGACTCTGACGGCTGCCGCTATGAATGCTGGTATTGTGGACCGCTCTGGTCCCGGTGCGGCATATAACGATACCTTGGATATTTCTGACAATCTGGTTGCAGCAAATCCGGGTCTTACCAAGGGTGATACTTTTCGATTCACCTTCCGCAATACTGTTGCCTTCGCAATGACAATGGTAGCGGCCGAGGGTGCTGAACTGGATGGTGCAAACACTGCCTGTGCAGCTTCACTGGCGCGAGATTATCTTGTCACTATCTTGGCTACCAAACGCAAGAATGTGTCATATGTTTCAAGTACCAATGCTAGCGCAGTTTTGACAGGTTTCACTGAGGCTCAGATCAAAGCAGTGGAACCTGGCATGGGAGTTTCTGGTACCAACATGCCTGCGAGTGGCACAGTTATCGGTGTTAATGCACTGGCAAAAACTGTCACGCTGTCTGGCAATGCTACTGGCACTGGCACACAAGCTGTGACATTCTTCCCGCGATACATGGTCAAGGGCATCTCTGCCGCTGCGATCTAATCGGCAGTTTCATTTCAACAACTTCAACTATTAGGAGCCTAAAATGGCTGTTGGTGGATTCAATACTTCTGTCATCCCTGATGACCTGGCCAAGAAAAGTTTTCCGGCCGCTATTACCCGTCTGATGCCAAATGGTGGTGCGCCACTGTTTGGTCTGACGGCTCTGCTGAAAGAAGAAACTGCTGTTCAAATTGAACACGGGTTCTACAGCAAAACCATGGTGTTTCCGTCAGTGACACTTGCTGCAAACGCGGCTATCGGTGACACTACTCTTACTGTGGTCTCTACTACAAACATCCTGCCCGGCATGGTGATTCGTGCTGACAGCACCAACGAGAACATTCTCGTGACGGCTGTTATTGGTGCTACTCAGATTGCAGTGCAGCGTGGGTTTGGTTCTGTTGCTGCTGCTGCTGTTCTCAGTGGTGTGAGTCTGTGGATGGTTGGTAACGCATACGAAGAAAGTTCGTTGCGCCCCAATAGTCTTATCATCATCCCTCAGCGTGTGATGAATCTGACGCAGATCTTCCGCAATACCTGGGCAGTATCGGAAAGCACTCGCGCTACAGTAATGGCTGCTGGTGACTCTGCTGTTGCTGAGAGTCGGGCTGATTGCTCTGCTTTCCATGCAGTCGATATCGAAAAAGCCAGCATCTTTGGCCAGAAGTATCAGGGTACCAGGAACAACCAGCCTATTCACACTATGGATGGCCTGATCAGTTTCTTGACGCAGCAAGCGGCTGGCAACATCACAACGCTGGGCGCTACTACCACGTACACTCAACTGGAAGCGGCTCTTGATCCGTGCTTCAACCAAGTTACTGATCCGAAGTCTGTTGGTGAGCGTCTGCTGTTTGTTGGTGGTTTCATGCGCCGTGTGCTGCATCAGATCTTCCGACTGAATGGCACCTACTTCATCGAAGATGGCCAAACTAGCTGGGGGCTGCAATTCGATAGTTTCAAAATCCCACGTGGCCGATTCAATATCATTGAGCATCCTCTGCTCAATGCTTATGGGCAATCTGCTACCTGGGCCAAGATGGCTATTGGTGTTGATCTCACCACTTTCAATCTCGCGTATCTGAATGGTCGCAAGACTACTAGTCGCGAGTTCAACATGGATGGCAATGTAGTGGATAACGGCGTCGATGCTGTTGGTGGTACGCTTACAAGCGAACTGACCTGCACTGTGCGCAATCCCGCTGCTGATGCTGTCCTGTATAACGGCACTGCTGGTGCTGTTGGCTAAAAGTCTCCAGAGGGTGTAGCAAGTAACTTGCTACTTTGCACGGTGGACCTAAGAAATTCACCGTGCTTTTTCTGGAAACTTAACTCGTAAATGCCCCACTGGAGAATAAACATGTCAACCTTTCGTCACCTGATCGCAAATTCCACCTTCATCATGCCAACTGGCAAAGTCTGCGTATTCGCAGGTGCTGCTGGCGGCCATGGCATCTACACAACTACTGACGAGGATGAGGTAAAGGAGTTGCGAAAATTGGCAGTGCAGCCTACTGTGCAAATCTCAGAACTCAAAGAAGTGCCAGTTCCGGCTGAACCTAACAAGGTAACAGTAGATCTGGAGCAGCCTGCCAAACCCGCTGATCCTTCTCTTGCGGCAGCTGTTGCAGACGCTGGAAACAGTGCAGTAATAGCAGCAAATCCGGCAGTTTCCGCTACTACTGCAGACCTCGGCAAGATCATCGCTGCTGCCAAGGCTGGTAAATAGTTCAGGAGATTTTCGTGAGCTTGTATACAGACACCTATGATGCGGTTGTTGCTGATGTTATCAGTTTAACCAATCGACCTGATCTTGTGGCAGAGACTGAAATTGCAGTGCGGACTGCAACTCTCAGTTGTCATGGATTTGGGATGTATCCTAGGGATTTGAACACACAGCTCATTAAAATTACTGCCCCTTCTTACATTCAATCGCTAGATACAACCACTCTGATGCCACGAATTCGCGGACTAAGCAGTGTTTTTATTTCGGATGCTAATGATGACCCCATGGCATATCCTGAGATCGAGGTTACTGACATCAGCGATATACGAGACCCTGAGTATAGGCACATGAAGAATAATATAGCCTACATGGCTGGAACTGTTGTGCATATCAGATCAGAGGTGCAAGCATATGGATATCTGGTGAGCTATTATCAATATCCTAGTACTGTGCGAGCATCTTATAACAGTTGGATTGCTCAGCTTGCAAAAGATATCATTGTAATGTATGCAGCACATCTTGTGTTACGTGCAAATGGCAATCAGGAGAAGGCTAACAGCTTCTTCAAGTTTGTGATGGAAATTCTAAAACCACAGCTTGACTCCAATTTCCTAACAACAGTCAGTAGATAGCAGGAGCAATAGAATGACTATAAATGTTTGGGGCGGTGATGGTGTCAATGCTTTTGCAATTCCTCTTGAATCTGCTACGCCTGCAGATACTGGCTTGGTTGGCCAGACGCTTGTCTGGAATCCTGTAACTCAACTGCTTGAATGGCAACAGCAGCTTGCAGCTAACAATACATACACGCCTACTGCTCCGATGGTTGCTACCACTGTGCAGGCTGCTATTGATGAAATTACAGGTGTCAGCGGGGCAGGTAGAATACCTTTCATCCAATCAGGCACAGGTGCTGTTGCTACTACTGCTCAAACCGAGTTACGCAGGACAGTACACATCAAACAATTTGGTGCTGTTTGCGACGGAGTTACGGACGATACTACAGCAATTCAAAATGCATTAAATAGCGGAGCAGACCGCGTGCTAGCTTCTGGCACTCCTAAATTCACCGCTCAACTTACAGTGCCTGGATTTACTACGCTAGAGGGGGAAGGAAAATACCAAACTGTATTCACAAAAGCATTCAATGGCGATGCTCTTATACTTGGAACTGGATCAATTCTCAAACACTTGCAAATAAATGGGCAAGGTGCTACTTATACTGGGCGTGGAGTATTGATTAATACTGGCACAACGAACCAAACTATTGACGTCTGTTTTCTAAAGAATTTCAGTGATTATTGCCTTGAGTTTACCGCAGCTAGTGCTGGGTCTGGTTTTCATGCGACACCTGGAACTGAGATGTGGAGAACTGTAGCTGGCGATGTATGCGTAAAATTGCCAACAGATGTATCTGCGTCACCGCGACATTTTAACGGAGTTAATACTTCATCTTATGTATTGGTAGATACTGGTGGTGCAGATAACACGCTGATTACTGGTTGTTATACACGAAATATTACTTACGGTACTGCATCAGCAAAAGTTATTGCAGTCGGTAATAGAATTTCAACAACTGGATCAAATTGCACTATTAATGGAGTTAATCACATATTTTCTGGAAACGATGTAGCAGGTTCTATAGAGCTTGGCTCAAGTCTTACATCTTCCACTATTTCAGGTAATTATTCCGCTACAACACCACAAATTATCGACAATTCCGCTTCTTCCTCAAATTTTGTAGATCGATATGAAACAGATTTCACTCCAGTTTGGACGGCTTCCTCAGTTAATCCTGTTTTGAATGATGGTACTTTGACAGGAAGACTATTCAGAGCAGGAAGAACCATTACGGTTCAAATGTATTTGACGATTGGAGCAAGTACAACTACAGGAACTGGTATATGGACATTTAGTCTTCCGGCGTCGCTTTCATTCTTGAAGGCAAGTAGGGTGTCAATGGGGTCGGCATATGGACTTAGGACGGGCGTTGCATTCCAGGTAGGAGCAACAATAACCAACACATCACCGACTACGCTGGGAATAACCATCATTTCTCATGCTGGAAGCAACAATTGGGGTCCGGCAGTTCCCGTGACATGGGCTGCGAATGATTATGTGAGAATGCAAGTAACCTATGAACTAGCATGAACTACCTAATGGATAAGAAAAGCATGGATAGGTTATGAAAATAGCCCTCTACATCGGCTCCCACACCAAAGACACTCCTGGAATTAGTCTAGGTTGATAACTTGTACGTGTTGCCCATAACCAGAAAGTCAGTAAACATGACCCAAGACATCATAGTTTCCGGAAAATTAGAACTGACTGAGCGTGAATTGCTAATTGCACAACACGCAGCAGATATGGCAGTTAAGAAAATGTGGGAAGAGTTTTATAAAGAGGGCGGTAAAACTCTTTTTAAGAAAATCCTCCCAGTATTAGGGCTTCTTACCATTGGGTTCGTTATGGGTAAGAGTCCCGATATTGGTAAATTATTTATCATCTTTTTTGGCAAGGGATAACCCATGGCATACACCCCAAATGCAACAGATGCTACACAGCCTATAGATACTGTTAAAGCAAAAACTGCCGCTGCTGAATTTCGCGCAATCAAGGCTTATTTAAATAGTATTGTGGCGGCAGGACTTCCAGCAATGGCAGGCAACGACGGATCTATTTTGACGGTTGTTGCAGGTGCCGCAGCATGGCGACAACCAGACGCATACTTTGAACACATCACTTTTTATTAAACCACTTTCTAGTTTGAAAGGTAATCATGTCTACTCAACCGCTTTTTGCAACAACTATCATTTCTGCCGCTGTTAACATTGCCACTGCTAACCCTAATAGGGATGGCACGGGTACAGTTGGCACGCTTTATACGGCTCCTGCAAATGGTGCGCGTATTGATGAGATTAAGATCAAGGCAAAGGTCACTACTACCGCGGGCATGATCAGAATATTCTTGCACAGTGGTACAGCATATTTTCTGCTGGCTGAAGTGTTGGTTACTGCAATCACTGCAAGTGCAACAGTTGCTGCGTTTGAAACAAGCCTCTATGAACTTGGGCTGGTACTCAAATCCGGTTGGAGCATCAGAGTAGCTACCGAGAAAGCTGAGTCTTTTGACATCAGCATTGTTCGTGGCGGCGAGTTTTAAGCTCTTCTGGAGTATAGCATGAATTTAGGCCTATTTCCAGTACTTGGTAAACCGCGACCAGACATTGTACAGCCAGGAGACGTCAGAGTTTGGTCTGTTGGCGCCGTAGTTGCAATACTCCCAGCAACTCTTGCTGCTTCCATTAATACTGGAAGTGCTGCTAACACTTATCTTGTCCAGAAGACGGGACTATATAAGTTACGGCTTGGAAATACTCCTTCTGGCGGAAGTACATCCCTTACAGTAGGTTTCTACAAAATCCCCGCAGGATTGCCGATGATATCTAGCAATGCAATTTTGGCATTTTCAACTGTCTGGGACTGGAGCGTGGCAAATAATATTTCAGTGCTAATTTATCTACAGCAGAATGACAGGGTGTATCTTGCTGTTGACCCGCTTGTTTCTGGACTTGAGACCTGGGCGCCTGCTACTTATTTAGGCGTTTCAGCTGCATCATGAGCACTCAAACATTCAGGGGTAAGTTGACAACTGCCCAGTTTCCGTTTGTCTCTACTCTGCAAGGTCGCACTGCTGTGCAACCGCAGCTAGATCTGAATACGCCGAAGCGCCAAACAACTCAAGCGGAAGGTGAGTCAGAATCAAATACCCCGCAAGTGCTCTTCTGTGAGAATGTAATACCCACAGGAGAGGGTTATCAATCTTGCACATTTCAAAGAGTATTGGAAGGTGTCAGTGCCACAAGTACTGATTTTGATAGCCTGATAACAATCAGAGATACAGATGAATTCGCATACATATTCTCCCCGGCTGGTGGCAAGAACTATATCTACAAGCCGCTAACACAACTTTGGGAAAGTGTCAATCCAATCAATGCTGGAGGTTTAGAGGTTTCAAGAGCATATGTTAATGGCCGTACATTCATATGTTACAGTGGACTTGGAATCTATGAATATAACGTAACTGTTAATACTTTTAACAAGCAGACACTGACTGGAATAACGGACACCGATATCAAATGTATCGGAGCTAGCAACAATTATCTACTCGCAGGAATTGGCAACACTGTGCACTGGAGTAGTTTGATTGACCCTCTTGACTTTGCACCGAGTGTAATAACCGGTGCGGGCTTTCAGATACCCCAGGATCTTAAAGGTTCTATCACCGCAATCCTTGGAACTAATGGTGGATTTATAGTCTACACTCTTGTGAATGCAGTGGCTGCAAATTATAGTGGCAATATCAGAGCTCCTTTCGCTTTCAAGGAGATTGCAAATGCTGGTGGAATCACGAGCTATGAGCAGGTTACAACAGAACAATCTTCTGGTATACAATACGCCTGGACTAGCAACGGTGCGCAAGAAATCACACTCCAGTCTGCGAAACCTTTGAATGGAGAGGTCAATGATTTCTTTACAGGTAGGATGTATGAAACTTATAACTGGGCTACACATGCCTTGGTACAGCTTCGTACAACTGGAACTGAATTTCAAGTGAAAACTGCATATATAGCGGGTCGTTATCTTGTGCTCTCCTACTCCGTGGACGGTAGTAACGTATATCAGTACGCTTTGATCTATGATACAACACTTCGGCGCTGGGGAAAGGTAAAAATAGACCATGTAGACTGCTTTGCTTATCGCCAAGGTTCGATAGTGGGTGATTTGAGTTACGATGATCTTGCGTTGACCTCCTATGAAGATCTGCAAGATACAACCTATGAAGGACTTGCAACTGGCATTGTCACTCCAATCTCCTCTAAGCGTAGCATCGGTTTCTTAAAAGCCAATGGTGAAGCTCACGTGCTAATAGCAGATTACAACAAAGACACTCAGCATGCTGGTGTTGTTATTTTTGGAAAGTTTCAACTCGTACGCGCCAGGGTGTGTACCCTCAACAGTTTTGAGCTTGAAGGCACCTATCATGATCTCACCGATGGTACCCCGTCAGTTTCCTGCTATGCAATGGCGTCACCAGATGGCTTGAATCTGAGTGCGGGACAGCCAATGTATCTCAAGCAAAGCCTTGGAAACTATTTTCAAGAATGGCTGAAACGCATCACAGGCAAAAACGTATCAGTGGCAGTCTGCGGTACATTTGCACTTAGCACATATGTTGCCACTGCTGGCAGTGATGGGGATAGGTAATGGCAATTAGCTCAAAAATCATCACAGGGCTTCCGCAGATTCCTCCTGATGGAACACCGCCTGAACTGTATGATTTGTTCTTTTTGGTATTCCGGGCTATTCAACAGTTGCAATTAGGAGTATCAAAGTACGCTGGAATTGATCCTGAGGCACAAGAGTACTGGAGTTCTCTGATTCATCAAGATACGCTTCTTGAGGCTAATCTTATAAAGATGTATCCGATTGCAAGTGTCCCAATGGCTAGGGGACAACTGGCAAACCTATACAGTGACGCCGGCATCCTAAAAGCTAGACTTGCTCGGGCAGACACAATGGCAACAATGGCACATGGAGTTGTTAATAGTTCTGCAGCCGCCGGAGAGCAGTTTGAACTATGGTGGATGCGCGGATGCTCAGATGCATTCTCAGGCATGGCAGTAGGAACACAATACTGGCTATCTCCTAGCGTTGCTGGTGCCGTTACTGCAACTCGTCCAGTGGCTATTGGCGAGATCGTGCAATCTATTGGATTCTCCTTGACAGCAACGTTGCTTCAGCTGGATATTAATTCTCAACCGCAACAACTTTAACTGAGGACTGTTATGCCACTGCCTTTGATTGCTGCGGCTTTAATGCCACTTGCCAATAAACTGTTTAGTAATGGTCTTAATATCCTTGGCAACGCGCTATTGAATAAGGGAAAAGAGGCCATTGAAGAGAAACTAGGAGTTGACATTGAGGAGCTAACCAACTCTGACGAAGGCTTACTGAAACTCAAGCAGGCTGAACTTGACCACGAGGAGTTTCTTATAACAGCAGCTATTGAAAACCGTAAACTTGACATGGAAGAGCTAAAGGTTGGAGTTGACAATACAACATCCGCAAGAGAGATGAATACTGCGTTGCAGACTTCCGCCGAAGCAATGGCCTTTGTTAAGGTGTTGCCCTATATTCTTGATGCGGCCATTGTTGGTGGCACTTTGTTGATCGGACTGATCCTATTTTGGGTGAAGATTCCAATAGAAAACAAAGAGTTGGCATACACCATGTTTGGTGGACTCCTAGCACACTGTAGCACTATTCTTAATTTCCACAGGGGAAGTAGCAGTAGTAACCGCGGCAAGGATACCGTTATTGCGCATCTTACGACAGGGAGTAAACAATGACACTTGGACATGAGCAAGAAGAATTTACAAAAGACGTCGTATTCTTAGTGACCAGGGCGTGGGAACTTGGTTATTCTGTACGTTTAGGAGAAATCGAACGTACCATCATCACACAGGAGTACTATGTTAAAACTGGGCGTAGCAAAACACTTGATTCTTTGCATCTTAGGCGGCTCGCTGTTGATCTCGTTCTACTGCGGGATGGTAAGATCTGCAATAGATCTGAGATTGAACCACTTGGCAACTACTGGGAAAGCCTTAATCCAAAAAATAGGTGGGGTGGTTCGTGGCGAGGATTAGTGGAAGCTGGTAAAAGTAAGTTTGTAGATGCTCCGCATTTTGAGCGGAGTGTGTAACCCTTCCCTGGTTGCATTTACATGAAACTCATGGCATACTACTAATAATAAATGGTGTATTTCTTAGATCAGGAACAGGACTAACAAATGGCTACTCCTAAGACACTTCCGCAAGATACCATGGGTCAACAGTTGTTGATGCAACTGCTTGGAGGTGGTGGACAAGAGACCACCTCCATGAGTCCTGGCAATATAGGGCCTGCTATGCAGGTCTTTGGCCAAGCTGCCACTCCCATGAATCCTGAGATGCTAAAAGCGCTCATGACAATGATTCAGCAGAATGCAGCGTCGGAAGTACCGACACTAACAGCAGCCCTGGCCAATGCCACAGGTGCCAGATCGTCTGCTAATTCTCCCTTGGCATTGGCGCTTGATACACAACGTAGCGGTGCTAATAATCAGGCACTGGTTGCAATTATGGAGAACAATCTTAAGCAGATGCAGCAAGCAAACCAAGCAGCCGGAACTATTGCAGGAGCTACAAAGGGAACAGCCCAGACAAAGACAGGCGGTGTAAGAGATCCAATGCAAATGCTGCTTGGAGGTTTCTTGCTCAACAAGGCAGATAAATCTGGTATGTTTGGAAAAACTAGCAAGAAGTTGTCAGAGCTGTTTGGTGGAAGTAAAGATCTCGCAGGGGGACTCACTGCCGGCAATGCTGCCGTAGATTTTGGTGGTCCAGTGGATTATAGTCTTGGCGGCACAGGTGGTGGTGGTATGGGGTTTTCTGCTGCTCCTGGTGGTTTTCCAAGTTTTGATGCTACTGCTCTCGGCAACTACGAACTTCCAAACTACGATTTTGGTGGTGCAGATATGGCAGGTTCATTCAATCCTGGCTCCTGGGATTTTGCAGCAAACTATGACCTGGCTTCTGGTGTCGATCTCGGAGGTACTGGACTTAATGCATCCGGTCTTGACATGTCTCAGCTATTTAGTTTTGCAGACGGTGGAGACTTGAGCAGTCCTGCAAAGCAGCAAGTAAGTAGAGCTGGTGGCAAAGGCTTGCTTAGTTCCAGAGGGGAAGCTCTCAGGGCAGCAGAAGAGAATGCTATGGCAGGTCTTGATCCAAACGCAGCGCTCAAAGCTGTAATTGCGGCTGCGATGCAAAACCCACAAAAAGCACTTGGAGCTACTATTAGAAATCCAGGCGGTCTGTTTCCAGCGGGTGAACCAAACCCAATAGATTTCTTGCTGCGATATTTGATGCCTGGACAACCGGATAACATTTTTAGTTATGCAGATGGCGGTAGTTTAACAGGCCCGGCGGCAGGAACACCTGTAGTCTCTCGTAACAGACCTATGATGGGAACCGCTCCAACTAAACCTCGGCAGTCCGTTACCGGCAGTACTGGGGCAAACTCAAATCAACTTGCTGGCATGTCTAGCAGTTTGATGAATGGCGCGCAACAACGTATGACTGCTGAGCAATTCGCAGCCTTGCGGGAGACAATGATGGCAGGTAGGCAAGAGCAAGAAGACAAAGCCATGAAGAAAGGTGCTACTATTGCTGCAACAAATGTTGGCATGAGTCAGATTCCAGGATATGGTCAGATGTACGCGCTTGCAAATTTCATGAGCAAAGCTGCAGGCGGTCCTGATTTTGGCGAGCGCTTATACACTTATCATGAGAAACCAATTGAAATCTTGGACCAGCTTCATGGGCCCGTGCTAGATGTTGCTGAGCGTGTAACAGAGCCATTTGTGACTGGAGCTAAGAGTATTGCTGGAGACCTCAGTAACGCACTCAGATTTGCCGATGGCGGCCCAACTGTGGGAAGGATTTCAGGTCGCGGCACGGGTACCAGTGACAGCATAACAGCTAGATCTACAGTACCTGGCGGCAAACCTATCCAAGTGAGCAATGACGAGTACATTCTTCCAGCTGACACCGTAGACATGATTGGAAGACAGTTTCTTGATCAGTTGATTGCTGCTACTCACATGCCAGTGCGCCGGTAAACCTATCAGGAGTTGCAAATGAACTTTGAATTGAACCCTGATGACTTCAGTGGACAGCAGTCATCCAGTCGCAGCAGTATGGAAAGCATCAGCACTGCTGGGTATGATCCGCAACTTCTATCCAATTTCATGAAATCAGCAGTCTCTTTCACAGGAGACGTTGACAAGGCTATGGCTGAAATTGCTGTAGCTGCTGCTGATCGTAAGAAGGCAGAAGAAGCACAGCAAACTGCTATCGTTGACTATGCTACAAAAGCAGGAGAGGCAACCACTGCATCTGTTGCCGTTGATGCCGCTGCTGCTGCACGTCGCAAACAGATTCTGGATCATGCTAACATGAATCCAGATGTTATAAGTAGCATGATCAATCAGGCATTTGCTTCTATCAACGAAACAGCATCACAGCTTGAACCACTTGGTAGCGAGATTGACGCAAGGGCTGCTGTTGGTATTTTTGATAATCCGCTAGAATATCTTGTGAACCAAACAAGACTTCCTGGGATGGTCGGAGAATATAACGCTATCGCTGAGCGCCAGAATCGCGCAGTCCAAGCAGCGCGTGATTTGCAAACTCTTGCCGGTACACAGCAGCAAATCTCCGCGTCAATGGATGCTGACAAGATTGCTGCTATGGGTGTTGCCAAGGCTGCTGCTGAGGCATCTGCTGCCCAAGCAAAACTTGCAGAAGTACAACAGCAAGCAGCCGGTGCAACTCAACGAGACATTGCTACTAAACTTGCTATGACTGGGCAGAAACTTGATACGTCTGCACAGATGGTTAGATTATCCAAAGAATTTAAGCAAATGTCAGTTGCTGATCGCGAGCGGCTTGAGAACGCAGAAGCGATGGATTTGGAACTGGAACGTATCAACAACTGGCTTGCAATGGCAGGTAGCAATACTCAGTATAATAAAGTGCTGTGGAAATCTACTCCGGCGCAAGTACGCAATCGCCTGCTTGAATATGCAGGCACCGGTAAAATTGGCCCAACCCTATTTGAAGCTGTGACAGCTCTCCAGGATGTTCGTGGTGATCTTTCCAAGATTGCCAATGAAGGTGATGCGGCTGCTACTAATTGGTTGCGTAGATCTTTTGCACTGGCAGAGTCCAAGAAAGCTGATATCGTAAGGCTTACGGAAGCTAAAGGTGGCAAAGTCAACATGAAGGAATTGCCGCAGCAAGCCTTTGATGTTGTACAACAGCAGTACGATTCTGAAGTTATGGATATGAGTAAGGCATCAGACTCAAATCCACGTAAGATTGATTACACTTTCGCGACAACTAACTACAAGTTGGATGGCGAGAATAGAGTAGTTGACTGGCTTAAGGAATTTGGACCAGCAGGAAAAACTCCAATCTCAGAAACTGTTAGTGAGGCGGTGATTCTTGACAAGCTTGCTAATGATATTGCTGCTGGCAATATTACTGTTGGCGATGCTGCTTCGCAAGTAGCTGAGTTCTACAAGATGGGAGTACAAGTGCAAGCTGAACGTACTAAATATCCAATCTTTGGGCTTGAGTATGTTAACAAATATGTTGTTAAAACTCCGCGAATGCCAAAAGGTGTTGATCTTACGAACCAAGCCGCAGTAGAAACAGTTCTTGCAAAAGAAACTGCAAGAAAAATCCTACTTAAGAACCCAGCAACTATGTTTAGTCCTGCTGTTCCTGAAATTCCACCGCAGATGCGTTAATAAGGTAAATCATGGGACTTTTTAATGACTCGCTCAGCTACGCAGTTGATACTACTGCTATCCAAGCAGGTGACCTTAACTTCGGGGATAAGGCTGGAGGTGTTGTAGCTGGAGCTGTAATCTCAGGTCTAGGCAGCATCTATAACACTGGTGTTGCAGTCAACAATGCACTCGGCGGCAATGCTGAGGCAGTAGACACCTATAACAAACTCTCAGAACTTGACGACAACTGGGCTACTTATTACAAAGAGAACCAAGCTGCTATTGATGTCGTCGGATTTATCGGTACAAGTTTGCTTCCTGGGAGTCTTGCTGTCAAGGGGCTCAATGCCGTTCGTGCCGGCGAAGGTGTTGGTGCTTTTGGCCGTGCGTTAAACATCCCACGGACAATGCAGTCACGCTATCTCAGTCGCGCGATCGCTGAACTTGAAACTGCCGGGGGCACCGTATTTACGAGACTCAATGCCAATAAGATTGGAACAATGACCTGGGAGTTTGCAGATCAAACGCTACAAGCTGCTGCTTTTGAACTTGGAGTTGCTTTGACAATGAAGCAGTCTCCGCTGCTTGCAGATGACAGCTGGTGGGATATTGGCAAAGGCATTGCTACCGGGGCTGTTCTTGGTGGTGTGATTGGAGGGGGCATCCAAGCACTAGCACTTAATAAGAGTTTCAAGAGTGCAATCACTGAAATTGATAAGCGAGCTATGGGATATACTGCCATAGAGGGCAGCGGACTTGCCAAATTTGATATTAGCGCAGGAGATAAAGCATACGGATTGCTTGATTCTGTGATGAAGATACCAGACAATGTGCTGAGCAAAGATGCTATTCTTGAAGTCGCCTTCCAGTTGGGCAGTGGCCCTGTCAGCAAGAAAGTTGACCTGACAAAGGTATTAACTGACGTTGCCAAGGGTAGCACAAAAACTGCCATGCAGGAATTTGAACTGCAACTCCGTAAGATAGCATCTGGCGAAGGTGCGGCTACAGGCGGTAGCAATCCAGAGGGTGCTGCTGCACTTGCTGATTTTGTGCTTGGCAAATTCGCTAGTCTTAAGCAAAAGGGGGCAACTCCTGCTCAGATTCGAGAAGAGGTTGGAGACTATCTTCTTAGTCTGCGCAAGGTTGTAAATGCCACAGAAGATAGTCTTTACACGGCAGATGACCTATTCTATTTCAAGCAGAAACTTACACCTGAGGATTTAGCTGGCGTCAAAGGTGTGGAGGATTTACGGGATCGTACAGTCAGAACTACTCCGTTTGACAAGAATGCCTATGAGAAGCCTTACATATTCATGGGAACGCAAGAAGAACTGGCTAACATGAAATTGGCGCGGATAGGTGCTAAGGGAGAGGATAGCTTTGCAAATCTAAAAGAGGCTTGGGAAGCTGGCTATAACATGGCCATGAATAGCGATGGAACTCTTCGTATCAATCCGTCTAGCGGTAAGTGGAAGCGAGTAGTCGATCCTGTTTTTGACCCGCGGCGCTATTTAAACACCCGCACAGGCGCACTGTCTGATACTGCTGTGCTGTCGGCTGCGGATCGTGTGAAGACTGGTACGCAAATGAAAATCACAAGCAATGTCGTTGAGTATGAGACGACTGCTGGCAGGGTCACTCATAACATGCGAGAGTTCAACCCAAAGGGATCAACTGAATATTTCACTGCTAGACATGCATGGGCATCTAAACTAGCAACTGCTGATCTTCCAGGAGTTATTGACGCCAAAGATATCTCATTACTGGCTAGGTTGAAGGCGGTAGATGACGAGGAACTGCTGGCAGAAATTATCATCAAGAATGCTGACGGCAGCTATGCTGGCAATGGATTGCAAGCTGGTGAAGTGCTTTTTAATGCACGAGTTGACGGGATTCGAGATACTCTTGCTGCTGGTCAGCAGGATCTGCGAGAACTCGCGTATAAATATGCCACAGATGAGAAGTGGATTGAACGATTGATTGAGACTGAGTTTGGTTCTGCCCTATCACGCATGGATAGTTTGATGGAAAATTCAGGAAGGGATCTTACACAATTCCTACGACGTGAGAATGTCATTGCTTATTATGAGCGCCCACACCAATTCACCGCATTGGAAGGTGCTAGTGAGAATCTTCCATTTGCACAAAAGCGTGAGATGATCTTGGCGCAGGCATCTGCCAATGGCGGACAGTTTGTCACTGGTGAACTGGCGTATGCGTACAGGATACAGAATGCTGATAAGGCACTGAAAAATTCTACTGCTGCTGTCCTTGGCGGCGAAGCTGCTGCTAGTTTGATCCCACTGGCCCAAGATGCTAGCAAACTTGCCAATAGTCTTGGGTCTGGCGCTTCTTTTCTTGGCGCAGCAAACGCAAGCTATGGAGAAGTCCTGAAACTTGCTACTCAAGACATTGGCAAGAAGGTTCATCAGTGGGTCACTAAGGCATCAGATGATGTTACTGCTGCTATGAGTACTGCCAGTACTCGTATCATTAACAACAAGGTTGCTGCTGCAGAGGTTGGAATTGTCACCAATGTACTGCGTAATGATGCTGGCAAATTTGTGGCCATTCCAACTGGCGAGAAGACATTGATACTCAAGGAACTTTCGCGCCTAACAGGAGACAAACTCCGAGAAGCTGAAGCTGCACTTGTTGCGCAAGGGCGCCGCACGAGAATTGAGATTAAAGAAGAAGACGCTTGGGAGTTTTTTGTTACACACCAGAAACTGAATGCTGAACGCGTCAGCAAGCATACTGTTCTTGTCAATGCTCGCGGTATGACAAGCAACAAAGACCCCAACGTATTTTACGCACCGCCTATTGATACAAACTACTTCCAGCACTTCGCATTCGTACGGCCAGTGGACGGCAAAGCTTTTGGAACTAGCGAAGTCTCGATGGTTTTTGGACGTGACGCGGCAGAACTCCAACGTCGCATTGCTGCTGTTGATAAGAACAACTTCGAGGTTATCACCAAAGATGGTAGTGAGCGTTATTTCAAAGCGAAAGGCGAATATGACTTCGACCAAACGATTAACGAGCGCACTATTGACTCTGAGCTTCGTCGTACTGGTGCTCTGGCTAACTTTTTCCCGGAAACAAGGGCGCAGAATATTGTGGAAGATTATCTGCGATTCCATCAAAACCAAGCTACGAAGCTTGTACGGAATGCTGTAGAGAACAACTACGCACAGCAGATTGAAGAGCTTCGGGCGCTTGGTAAGAGTTTTGCAGAAGACGCAACATCTAAATTTTCTGGCACACTGCGCTCTGCCAAGAGCGAGATTGTCAATCCTTATGATGATTATGTCAAGACAATGCTTGATGTCAGCAAGAGAAGCGAATATACGTTCTTCCACCAGGCTAATGAATTTGTTGATGCGCTTGGGACACGAGCATATAGACTGCTGGCAGATGTAACTGGTAAAGCTAGCAAGGGTCAGATTTCTTGGACAGAGGCAAATGCCATTGCTGAGCGCCATGGCATTAGTGGCATGTATTCGTCAGAGACTGATTACTTCCTAAGCAATGTTCCACGCGATAGGAATCTTGTGAAGGAGTATGTAGCCAAGGCAAACACACTGCTTTCCAACCTGGTGCTGCGTTTTGATTTTGCGCAGAGTATCATGAATGTAATCAGCACGCCATTGTTGCTGAGCACTGAAATGGTTAGCATTAGAAATCTTGTTGCAAAGGATGATGCACTTGCTGGGGCTCTTCGTGAGTTAACAGCAGTGAAGGTGCCTGGACAAGATGCTGCTGTGCCAAGTACATTAAAACTCTTACATGGCGCGATCAAAAATTGGTTTGGTCAAGAGCAGGCACAACTTATCAAACGGTACACAGATAACGGTGATATCAAAGCGTCAGCCGCACTTTACCATGAAGCTGTCCGAGACCTGTCACTATCTCCTGATTTCAAAGTGTTTAGTGATAAAGTAAACAAGGTCACCGAGAAAGTAGCGACACTCACAGGCAACAACTGGGCAGAGGATTTCACCCGCTTTGTCAGTGCTGATGTGATGCGACAGGTTACTGAGCCACTGGTCGCGGCAGGAAAACTAGATGTTAGAACTCAAAACGCCTACATCAGTACTTTTGTCAACCGCGTGCAAGGTAACTATATCACCTCTCAGCGGCCCGTTGTATTCCAAGGAGTGCTAGGTGGTGCTATTGGATTGTTCCAGACCTACAGTTTTAACTTACTCCAGCAACTCCTGCGACACGTGGAAGCCGGTGATAAGAAATCTGTAGCAACTCTTTTTGGTATGCAGTCGGGCCTGTTTGGTCTAAATGGCACCCCGATGTTTGACGCGGTTAATACTCACATCATTGGAAATGCTAGTGTCAACCAAGGACACTATGACGCATATTCCATCGCACCGCAACTCCTTGGCAAAGAAGTAGGAGACTGGTTGCTTTATGGCACTGCCAGTGCGATGCCAGGGTTTGGAGATAAGTGGCCAGCGTTGTATACGCGAGGTGATATCAATCCAAGGCACATGACCATCCTGCCAATGACACCAATGCAGGTTCCTGCTATTGATGCCTCAATCCGTGTGGTCAAGAATTTACTGGATGTTGGGGGCAAACTTGTGCAAGGTGCTAACGTCGGGCCTACTTTGCTGCAAGGGCTTGAGCATAATGGTTTGAATCGACCACTTGCTGGTATTGCACAGGTCTTGCAAGGACACAGTACAACTAGCAAGGGCGGGTTGATTTCCGCAAATAGCGATATGGAACTAATTGCAAATGCCAGCCGCATCATTGGAGCAAAACCCATGGATGAAGCAGTTGCACTTAATAACCTGTATCGCATGAAAGCGTATACTGTTGCTGATAACGAACGAATGAGCACTCTTGGTGAGCGAGTGAAGAGTTCACTTGTTGGAAACAAAGTTCCCAGTGATTCCGACTTCTTGCAATTTATGGAAGATTACACCAAGATCGGCGGCCGTGCTGAGAATTTCCACGCCGCCATGAATCGCTGGATGCGAGACGCTAACACCTCAGTAGTGGAGCAAGTACGCCGCAAGCAAAACTCTCCGGAGGCTAGACGACTCAACGAGATCATGGGATCAGTACCGCTTGGAGACTATCGCAGTCAGCCGGAATAATTAAGGAGCATGTCATGACACTTGGAGATTTGGGAAGAAACTTACCAATCGTGAATTCAGATCCCGCTAATCTAGCGTTCTATGATGGTCGCCAGTTTCACAGTTATCTGGAACTGAACATTCCAGCTAGCACAACTCAAGTGATACGCCTTATAACTCCGATTGACATCATCATCACGTGGTTTGAGTTTGCTATTGAGCTTGGACTGCTTAGAGCTGCACTGATCGGCGGCGGTCAAGACTCAGGAGTATTTGGTACCCCACTAAGTATACACAGCGGTAATCAAATGTCACTTGGTGTTAATAGAAGGATTGTAACTATCAATCCTAACGCGGGGTATGAACACCAAGTAGCGCTGGCAACTGGCGGTGGAGTTACTGGGGGCACTGAAGCTGACCTCGTGCGACTGAAAGCAGGCAGCAATGTCAATCGCACCACCAGTGTTATCAACAACCCAATGTACATTCAGGGACTTGCTGCCAGTACCTACCATTTCAAGTTTCAGAATTTGGATGCAGTTGATGCGGTGATAGGTGTTTTTAAGTTTGAGTGGGAAGAGCGACCTGTTGATTAGCCAGTTCTGCTGCCTGTTTTAGTACCAGTTTTTGCTGCTCTAGCTGTTTGTGTTGTTCTTCTCGCAAATTTGCTGCAAATGCTTGAAGCCAGTCTGCCACTCCTAGAGGTCCACTAATGGTGTACGCTTTGGTTATATCACCCCGCTGAACGTTTGTGATATGTTGGGCTTTTAGTATTTGCTCACGAGTAGCAATCATGATGTAATCTCACAAAGAGGAGTGTAAGCGACTCGCTTGTATTGGGAAAAGTTGATACAATTCATGCTCCAGTTATACGACTCACTACAATCCAAGTAGTTCTTGCAAGTACGGCAGTCTGGCTCTTCCATCTCCTTGATCTTGTTGCGGAGTTCTTTGATCGTGGACAGCATCTCCGCTTGGGCCTCTGGCAGATTTCCAAGCTCTTTCCTGAGGTCTTCAACCTGCATTGCAAGTGCCACACGGTCTTTGAGGCCGTCTTCAAGCTCAATGTTGTTTTTGACAAGCTCTGTGCGCATCACATGCACCAGATCGAGCAGCTTATCAATTCTGACCTGCCCAGTAGGCACACCCACTGGCTGCGCCGGCCAAGTCGTGTCACCTTGTTGTGGCCAATGATGAGTATCACCCTGATTGGGCGGTTGCGCTTGGGCGGCTTCAATGGCTTTGATTGCATTACAAGACGCTGCAAATATCGCATCAATGCAGCCATCCCTATCGTCAATTATGTAATTAGTTGGGTCAAGCGCATTAGACTTATGGTGAATGTCTTTCAGCGCATCAAGCGCCTGTTTCAGCAGATCAGTTTGCGTAGTCATACTAGCCCCTTTCCTTCAGGTAAAAGTTTAAAATCAACGTACACCGCTTTGGTGTTTATTGGCCGCTGTTTGGGCAGAAATCCCGCCCGCTTCCCATGATTCTTAACATCAGGTGCTTGAATCTTATCTGCTTGCATTAATCCTTGCAAGATATCAGATAGCTGTTCCCGCTTCTCGATATCTCTACGCACCACTTTCCACAGAGCTTCAAATGCCATGGGTTCTTTAGCCTCATAGAGTGCGTTCATCACATTTTGGGTAGCCTCAGAATTCTTGCTTCTGCCAAATTCTCCCAATGCTTTTGGCATTAGATTCTCAGTATGCGCAAGAATAGTATTGGCAAGTAGCACATCCTCTGCTTCAATCTTCGTGCTTAATCTCATCGCAGCTACTACGAGCACCAGTTTCAACAGATGCGTAAAACGACGCGTCGAATAATGCTTCAACCTGTAATCTTCAAACTCTGGTTGCGTGATATAGATTGTTTGCAGCATGCCACGCGCCTGCGGACTTATTGTTGCTTCCCCTTTGACTCGCTCTTTAATCTGTCCAAAAAATCCAGTGATAGCTTCTCTGAGTGACTCTGGAGGTTCTGTAGGAAATGCAATCTTTCTTCCACTTGGTTCACCATGAATGAGTAACAGGCGAGACATGAATCCTTGTCCGATGGTCTGAAGTGGAAACCCGTCTTGCAATCCAGTATGCGTATTTCCTCCAAGGATGGATATAGTTGGTTGATATATGGCAAGACTTTTGCTGTTTTTGAGTCTATGCTTGTAACAAGCAGTCTCATCGTCCCAATCCCAGAGACTGCCGAGGAGTGCGAAAAAATCAAGATTTCCGCTTCCTGCGAATGTGTTAAATTCGTCAGCAGCAATAAAGACTTCCTTAGGACTGCCGTCATGAATCTCTTCATCGGTGGCAATGTTAAGATTCCTAAGCACGTCTGCAGCTGAAATACTTTCATTTGCCGTACTTCTTCTTCCGTTAAATCTGTTGGTTCCAGCAGCATACAATTCTCCATAATTTTCAGGGAGCCCTTCAAGGTCAAGAAGGAATTTCTCTTTGGTGGTCTTTTCTGCGGAGAATTTATCGTAGCCAGCGCCGGATAATATTTTCTTGCAGAGCTTGATGGCACTGCTTTTGCGAGTGCCTGGGTTTCCAATCAGCATGATGTAGCTATTTGGAAATATTCTATTTGTTCCATGCGGTAGATAAAAACTTCTACCTAGAAATGCACCAACGCATGCTATAAGACTCCAGCGATGAAAGATGATAGGGGATTCAGTATCCTTGACATACTCAAAGTAGAGGTCAAATAGATGGGTAGCAGAATGCTGCTGCATGGTAGTCCTAGTAAGGGTATCATTTTAGTTCTGACCAACGTTCTTTACCAGCTGAAATATCGCAAGGAATAAACATTGTCCTGGTAACGCCATCTGCACCGCGAATAACAACTGTAGTATCCATTATCCCATACACCAACTTTGGAGCGTCTGGAAATTCCACGCGGTATTGGAACAGGATACTGTCGTGAATCTGAGCTTTTATTCTAATCTTGTCTCGAAGCTGGCAGCTTACAAATTTCCCGTTTTTATAATAGGAGTCATAAACTGAAGCTCTCCAGACATTGTAAAATTCTTCGTTGATAATGTCAACTGAGAGATTCTGCGGACCATGCGCTACTGCTGCATTCAGAGCCGGCTTATTAGTGCGACTAGGTTTGCGGAAAAAGATACGAGTCCAACCGCGCGGTGAGGTAAGCCTTCCAGTAAGTTCAATCTCCTTGATGATTGAGTCGTAAAACAAACCTTTTACTTTTGGGTATGTCTTTTCATAAACACCTAGAAGATGCGCACAGACCTTCTTGAGTGAGAAGTAACTAGGAAGTTTCAAGGTGATCTTAGCCTTTGCAACTGCCTTTGGCCCCATCGTTGCCAGCATCACGGTGTCGCCCATGTTATAGTTGGCACCATGGTTAGTACGTTTTGCTAGGTCGCGCAATGTCTTGTCAAGAGTCTTGCCCTTGGCTTCATCGTAGATTAACTCATATGGAATGCCAAAGAAAGCAGAAGCATTCCAGCTATGATAATCGTGGCCACTTTCCACAAGTTGAATGAGCTTTTCTTCTCCTGACATATATGCAACACAGCGTGCTTCTGACTGAGCTTTGTCGATCTCAGCGAGCAGCCAGCCGGAATCACTAATGATGCACTGCTTAACTGAATCACCTCTCGGGATGTTTTGTATTTGTAGTCCACACCAAAATGAGGACTCAGAACTTGCAAGTCTGCCGGTGTCAGTTCCAGCAGGATTAAGCTTGTAACAGAGACGGCCATTCCAGAATTTCTCCTCGACAAAATAGGTACTCAATAGTTTTCGAGCCTGTCTAATCTCAACAAGTTCTTCAAGCACGCGGTTATTCAAAGGATGCGCCGCTTGTGCTTTAAGCATGTTAGCTTTGTCAGTGCTTGTAAGGCTGCCAACGCCCAAAACTTTAAACAGTGCCATCACCTGCTTAGGACTGTTAACATTAAATCCTTTGCTAGCAATCATTATCTCAAAGCTCTTGCTCTTATCTTCTACTTCTTTTTCCTTGAGCAGTTTCACTTCAACCAGTCTTTGTTGATCTATACGCAAACCTTCCAGTTCAGCGTGCAAGCAAGGATAGACAAGTGGGAATTCTTTGAGATAGTTTCTAATGGCATAAGGCTCACTGAGTAGCACAAGAGCAAGAAAGCTATTAAGAGTAGACCAGCAGTCCATAGCATTGTAACGATAGTAATCCGTAATATTTCCAGACTTTCCGTCATCTTTCCAGTAACGGATCTTACGTAGAGCATATGCCGTGATAAAATCAAGACGCTTCGGATACTCAGAATACATAGCATGAAACAAATGCTGAGTGTCATAAAGCCAGTTGTATACAGGACAGCCAAAACGCATGAAGTAAACATTGTCGTATAAGCCATTTTGAAACACCTTTGGTTGTGGGAGTTTGTTAAATTTCCTGATCCACTCTAAATGAAACGGATCAGCAAAAGGAATAACAATGCACTCAGTGGTATGAGTATCAGAAAAGTAAGCAGCGTACCCCACACAGTTAATAGTGCGAAGAGGATTCGGAACTGGCGTTTCAATGTCAACGGAAATAATGGTAGCATGCTCAAGCCAACGACTGTGGATTTCAGGAAGTGTTGCTGGAGTTGCAACTTCCCAGGTGAATTTTGTGGGAACAAAGAATTTCTGTGGCTGAGTTAGTTTACTAACAAAGCGCCTTGCTGCTTCTGTTGCGTATGGAACAGTTACCAGATTCTCAAGAGGATTGAGCACAACTACTGGAATGCCGCGGCGCGGTGTTGTCATCCACGAACCTTGATAGTCATCGAGTGTCAATCCCCTGCGATTATTTGGAGGTGTAAAGTCTGCCTGAGCGCGAAGCACACGCTCCATGAATGCTTGATTTGTACAGATAATGCCAATAACGTCTGCCTTGCTAGCAGCGATGGCATCTTCAATTTCAGCAATTGTAGTTGGGGTACGAAGCATGGATTTCCACGCAACTTGTTGTCCAGCTGTCAGTGTTTGTAGGCGTGCCTGGTAAGGTTCGTCCTCAGGAGTGCCAATGTGTAGTATCGTTCTCATAGTTTTAACTGCTGATAATTAACTGCTAGTAGGTAAAACTATAAGCCCGAGATTAGTTATGCTCCAACCTCGGAAAAAGAGTCAATCTTGCAGCTTACGCCACAGAGATATTGCTAACACTGGCGTGCACGCGGTCAGGGTCATTCTTGTCTTTGCGGTTTTTGACTACCGCAGAGATAGTGAGATCCTTGATATCTTCCCTGATCAGCTGGCCGATACTGCCGTGGCCAAAGTGTTGGGCAAACGGCTGCAAGAATTTCTTCATGTTGCCAACCCCGAACTCGTTGTCCAGGAAGAATGCAATTGAAAACTTCGTGCCGTTGACAACAGGCTTGTCATTGTCATCCGTGAGTTCCACAGTTTCGACCACTTCAAAAGCAGCTTCGATGGCAGACTTCTTGTTGATCTCCTTGGGTTCCATACTCACACGCAGGATGTAAGCTCCAGGAGGAGGTGTTTCAAAGGAAGCCAGATCAGCGAGATCATCGAGATTTGCAGTAAACAGATCGTCAAGGTTTGCAATGGTTTTGATATCAGACATGATGTATCCTATTTAAAGGTGTGAAGTTGATGAACAGGGTTTTCAGATTGTTGGGTTCTTTTGCAGAGGTTTAGGCTCTCGGGTCAACAATGGCGCCAGCCAGCGGCATTGATTGTTCCCGCTCTGTTTGCAGCTTATTGTAACAACCAGCGTAGCCAGCTACATCCAAGATGGAATCTGCATGATCTGGACTCTTTGCCAATCGCGCAATTTTCACCTGCATCATGCAAAGTGCAACATCCTCAGGAGTAATTGCCACGTCTGCTTGAAGTTTTGTTGCAAGTGTTCCTTGCCAAAGCATTGCAATTTGCGAGAAATTTTGCAGTGTCGCTCCATACTCCTGCTGGCGGTTGCCAGTAATCAGAGCCTCTGCTGTCTCCAGAAAGCTGGGGGATTTTAATCCCTTGTAGCTTCGTGCCTCCAACATGGCTGCTTGTGTAGCAGCGTTTGGAGTACGGGAGTTAGCTAAGTTGTCGAACTTGCGTTGCACTTTAGCCGTTGATTTTGTAACTTTAGTAGTCATTTGAAAAGTTCCTTAAGAGAGGGTGATTCAAGTTTCTCCAGTTCCTTGCCGGTTCTGGAGCCGGACACAATACTGCCACTGTATGTTGTACTGCTAACAGCTTTGTGTTTCTTGTTGACAATATCACAGTAGACAACATCGTCAAAATATTTTGCAAATGTTTTTGAAAACTGGCTTGTGCCACCAATCGGCACCAGTTTCTTTTTGCCATCTTCCATCTCAACAAGCAGTTCATGACTAATGATTACTACGTTGAATGGTGCCTGTTGCATGATTGAGAAGATACGATCCATGATGCGTCCCTGCTTGGCATAATCATCCCAGTCAGGCTTGGCATCATAGTTGTCTTTGGCAATGATATCTCGTTGGATGTGATTCATCGCAGATTGCGCGAGTTGGCTACCCGAATCAATGACAAGCACATCATTGTTTGTAAATGCTCCAACGTCAATACTACAAAAAGCTGCATCTCCTGATTGTTGTTTGCAACGTGGGCAGTCAACAACTCCATGAATTGTGCAAATCTTTTTGACACCGCCCTTGATGACCTTTAGCATGGTCTCAATAGCAACAGGAAATGTCTGAGTGTCTGGAATCTTGATCAGTTCGATATTGGCAAACCATTCTTTCTTCATGCGAGGCGAGGATAGCAGTGTCTTGATGCCATCCTCAAGATCAAACCACCAGAGTTTCTTGATCTCAGCAAGTTGACCTACAAGATCGGTCTTGCCAGACTTTGGCGGACCATAAACAAGAATCTTGCGGGCGGCAGAAGGCGCATAGTCTGTGAGTTTCATTTGATGGAGCTTTCCATAAGTTTGTCAACTTTCTTAGTTGTATATTCGTTGCACTCTACCTTAAACGCCTGCAGCGTCTCCAAAATACAGCGTTTATAGTTTACTTTTGCGATGTGTCGTGCTTTTATGAGTGCGTCTAGTTGTATGGGTTTAGCCCCTGCTGCGATAGCAAGTTCGTAGACTTCAGCTGCTGTTAAATTGAGGACTTCCACGATTAACCTCCAAATGGTTTCTTGTCAGTAGCAATCAGAGCCAATGCATAGGTGAGTTTTGCATTAGCCTGTGCGAGCTGTGCAGCGGCCGTCATCAGTTCTGTCTTTGCTTTCATGTGTTGCTTCTTTGTTTCTTCTACAGACTCTTGTAATCTGTTATAGGTTGCTGCTTCGCCATTGCGAAATCCGCGCTGATACTCTGTTGCTTTGGTTGGAGTGCCCATGATTAATTTCCAGAAGTTGAAAGTTGTTTTTGAGCTGTGACAAGATCATCAAGAGTGAACATGAAATCCAAACTTTCAAGGTGCTCAACCTTTTCAAGTTTTACTGGAACCAGCCCAGGAAACAGTGATTCAGTTCTCATGTGACACTGACCAAACCAAGCGCATGTTCTTCCATATTGATTAATGCAAGCATCCCCGCGCTTTGGAAAAAATTGCAATTCATGATACTTGTCAATCATTGCATGAGACAGCAGTAGATCTTGCAGCCATTCAGCCCTCTGAGTTCTACTTTTTGTGAATGGGAGCAACTGAAACTCACGAGTCTTACTACTATAGACTACATAGAGTACTTCGTAATCAGGAGAATTAAGCCCCAAGATTGTAGCAACAGCGTCAATAACAACGCTGTATCCAAGAGCCTGATAGCTATTGGCGTATGTTGCCTCTTGTACTGTCTCAACCCCTGTTGTCTTGCCTTCCCATACAGCAAGACGACCAGTAGATTTGCTACGAAGAACGGTATCAATATGACCAAAATGATAGTATCCATTTTGTGTGTCCACTCCAAAAGCTAGTTCAACCGCCGGTTTACCATTTGGCAGAATTGCCACTTCCCAATCTGACAGGTCTGTGTTCCAAAACTGCCAGAATTTTTCAACCGCATAGATCGCAAGATCAAGATTCTTACCAACACTTTTCTCCCAGCGATCTTTCTTATCAGCGTTATAGTCTGCTTTCCATGCAAGGAATGCAGCAAACTGACCGGCTTGGAGACTATTGGTAGCAGCAAGTGTCTGAATGCCAGCACCTACAGCGTGACCAAAGGCAAAGTCAATATTCATTTGCGGTTCTGCCAGCTTTACAACTCCAAGTTCATTATTCTGCTTGAGCATTTCAAGCTGGAATAATCTTGGGCAAGTATGCAATAGTTGCAACTTGGAATAGCTTGTAACATTACCGTGGGCAATCAGTTTCCGATATCCTTTGTCACTGGTGTTTGCAGAGATTGCTTTAGCTGCTGTGAGTTGTTCACCAGTAGCTTGATCCGATCTACCCTGCTCAAAGGTGTCTGGATCAATGGTGTAATTGGTGCCACTGTCGGTGGAGCCAGAAAAGAGTTCATCCAATCTGTTGAAGATTGCTTCTCTTGTAGCATTTGGGGTGTCATTTGTAGCCATTTTCTACTCGCAAATTCTAAGGCTTTCTGGTATTCATGGAAATAATCCCAACTGTCTTTTGTGCAAAGTCTTGAGACCTGTTCTATGCAGCAGTCACAATCAAACTGCAATCCTTGCTCTTCAGTTGTTGCTTTGCAGAAGAAGCAGAGATGCAGTAACGGCTTGCAATACCCCAACTCTGTGCTGTATGGGCTAGGATATTGTTTAACCGCTTTAAGAAAAGTGTAGCACACTTGTTCTGCTCTTGACCAGTTAATTGCATATCCCTCGAACTTGTAGTCCCAAGGCAATCGCAAGCAACGTTCTCGCATTGCTGCTGCATATGGAGTTGCGTACTGGAGAGTTGAGGAGAAGAACATGACAATTACAAATCTCCCATGCCAATGCCAGCAGCTTTCTTAGCTGTGGCTGTTGACGATTTCTTGGAGGCGATTGTTGCTACCAGTGATGTATTAGTTAGCTTTTGCTGCGCCGCCATGATCTTGCCAATCTCTTCATCGGAAAGCAGATGCACAAGTTCCTCATAAGTTGTCAGCAGCTTGTGAATTTCTGCCATGTGCCCACGAATCTGCGGATCATTGGCAATCAGTGCTGCTTCTAGCCCGGCGAGACGTGCCAAGAGTTGAGAATGTTCAGCAGTCTGAGGTTGTTGGGCTGTTTCAGTTTCACTCATTGTTTTCCCCGTCAAACGCTGTATAGTTAGCTGATCCTGTCTGCTGTATTGGAACCTCACGGTCTTCACTTGCCAGCCAGATTCCTGTTTCAGCGTCCACTACAAAGCACTCTTCTGACTGTGCGTAGTTACGCGCAATCTCTTCACTGTCAGTACCAGTAATGCTGCCATCAAAAGTGGATGTGATATAGAACCGGAATTTCATGATAAGTTCTCCAAAGATTAGAGGTTATATAGGGGGGGGGGGCAAAAAAAATCTAGTGAACGCTAGAAATACCACGCTTCTTGCGAAGAGCATCTAGATATATCTTACAGATGGCATCCACTTTTTGAGTGTCAAATTGCAGTCGCAGATCAAGTGCCTCATTCATGTATTCCATGAATTCTTCTGCTTTGAATGCCATGCGCCATGCAACTAGCGCCCAGAGATTCGGCCAGTGTTCTGAGAGTTCACGCCGCAAAGCTGTATAACTTTCAGGAAACATGTAAACTTTATCAGTCACATGAGCAGCAGCAAGTTGCTCAGGTGATAGCGGTTTGTGGGCATGGATTCCAGAATCATCTGGCCCTGCTACTTGCTGTGGTTTGAATTCAGCAATCTGCCGATCTTGCTCTTCCAGCAGCGATTTGTCCAAACTCTTGATCTGGATATTTGCATGTGGGTTTTTGATCTTATCAGTGTCATTACTCATAGTCTGGTTCCGTCCCAAGAAAGTTTGAAGTAAACAATAACAGTGTCGGTGTTTGGAACAGGCTCTTCCCTGATCTCCAACTTACCAGCGTAACGCATTCCAAGTTGTTTCTTAGGTGCAGTCTCCATGCTTTTCTCCTTGAGTACAGCTTGTCGCAAAGTCTTGGCTGCAGTCTTGTGTACTCTTACTGGCACCTCTTGACCAACCTTGACTTGCTTAATTGCATCCCAAATTTTTTTATACTTTCGCGGCATCTGCTGGCTCCACAAGGGTGTAATCCACGCTACGACTCTTGCGCTCGCGTAGATAAAAGGTTGCAAGTTTATTTTCTTCATCCCACTCAAGAGAAACTACAGCATTCTCAAGGCTAGGATCAAGAAACCCAAGAGCAGCCATCTGCTGCTTGTAGTCTTTAAACTTACGAAGGAGAGAAACTCTTGGGATCTCTGCTGTTTTCCTGTCAGGCAAGACAAGGATCACAGTGCGAGCTTCTAAGAGTTTCTCGAAAATGTCAGCGAGGATCATCTACTAATACCATAGATGCCTGCACCAAGTCCTTGGCAAGGATAACATGTTGCACCTGTGCTTTTCCAGGAACAATAGTCAGTCCCTGGTCTGATACTCGCATTGCAAAGATATCACCGCGAACAGTTGCGCCATGGATTAGATTGCTGTTGAATAGCGCTTTCACTGGAATACAGCGAATGTATAGTTCATCCTTGTAGATGAATCCCTTAAGTAAGCCAGTCAGGCGAGTTGATTGCTGTTTGGTGTCTTTGGCGGCGACAGACTCGCAAGTATCGCTAGCTAGCAGCAAGTCTAACTGGGCAGTCTTGCTGATTAGTTTAGTTGCCATTGCTTGTGCCTTGTTGTTTTTGCTGCTGCACCTTGACAGTTTTACGAAACTCATTCCGTCTTGCAGCAATCGCCAGTGCCTGAGAATCTTGCTTGCTATAAGTTCTGCCAATCTGTGCACCTGACTCTTGAACGTTATATTCACTGCGGCGAATGTTTCCTGCTTGTAGCAAGGCGGCGCGAGTGGGATTGTCTTTCTTACTTTTAGCCATGATTATTCCAAAGGTTGGTTGAATGCTATTACTATTGATGAAGGGTGAGAGGATACTTAAGTTTGCATTAGCGGGAACTATCAGGCCCTTAGCAGGATGGAAACATCCAATAAACAGTACCCTCTCATAAATAGAAAAACCCCTGCGCCTATTTCTAAGCAGCAGGGGTTTGTTCAAGTTAGGCAGTAGCCTAGAGGAGATTACAGAGAATCCAGCGTGATCTTCTCTTCAGCTTGCAGCATCTTGTCCAGCCGGTTGCTGAAGTATTCGATGACTTCCAGGTGTTCGCCAACTGCTTCCTCGCCAGCAGTTGCTGCGAAGATGGCAATGGCTTGCTTGAAGAACTCCAGGATTTCTTTCTGCGACCGCTGTTTCTTGAAGCCAGTCTGGAAGCAAAGAACATGATTCTCGATCTGTTCCTTGTTTTTGCTCATTGCAGCCGGCATGATATCGGCATACATGGTGAGGAATGCCTTGATATCTTCGTCGCCAGGAACAGAAGATGCACGCTCTGCCTTGGGCATGTTGGCAATGGCAGACCACGACAGTTTGTCATAGTCCAACACAGAGGCAGTAACAGTTGCATCCTTGTTTTCCTGCTTGTCGCGGAAGTCATTGATCTGTTGGCGAGCAATGCGATAGACCTGATCGGTCAGCGTGCTCAGCAACAGTTCAACTTCCTTTGCATACTTTGCAGGATCACTGATGAACTCAGCAAGAGCATCCAGTGTCGGAACTGGCAAATCCAGTTCAACACTGGGATGTTTCTTGCCTTCGCCAATGACTTCGTTCTTCTCATTGCGAATCTTTTCAGTTTTGAAATGGAAGTTTTGCTTGACCATTTGAGCTTCAGACATTTGAGTAACTCCTAGAGAGGGGTTGTTAATGGCAAAATTGCCGGGAAAATCCTGTGGAAACTTCAAGTGCTATTTCCACCTAAGGAACACACAGTGTATCATGCCCCGTGTGGCTTGTCAAGTGGGTTTTCGCTTTCTTGTTGACCGAGAATCTTGGTGCCAGCCTGCTTGAATTCTTCCAGCAAACTGTCTAGTTCTACACCATTAGATTCTAGCCAGTTTATCTCAGTAGCAGCAATTGAAGCAACAAGTTTTTCCAAGTCTGTGGTATTCAATACCAATTGGGTATTGTTTGCATCTAGCATTTGCAATCGAACAACATTGAAAGTACCAGCAGTATGCCGCCGCAGAGTTGCAAGATCCCATGCTAGCGCTTGACGCAAGCGAATAACATGAGTTGATATTTCCAGTGCTTTATTGGCATCCATGGTTAGTGTCCTTTTCAGTGCTTGAAGTTGTTGATGTTGTTGACGGTGATTTGTCCAGCGAATATCCTTGATCCCAAGGATCTTCGTCTTCATATAGTGTCTCATAGGCGCAGCATATCCACCAGTATAAGATCCAGCAGTATGCTATGAGGAAGCCGCTGCCCAGTAACTTAAACCAGCATGTATCCATTTGGATCTCCTACTTGCTAATTGGAACCAGACCACAGAATTGCAGTAGCTTTTGCAGCCTGTAATTTCCTAGCATCTTTGGACTGCCTAGTTTTGCCTGTGCTGGTGGATTGCCATACCACACCCTGCAGACTACGAATAGTTTTCCGCAATACCATCTTGCTGATACTCCCACATGCTTTGCAAGAACCAGCAATAACCTGTCAACATCTGCATGGGTATGAATAGTTTCATCAGCTAGTACTGACAACCAGAAATCCATGAAGTCATCTTGAGTGAATACAGATATCTGGCTTACTTTCAAGTCATAGCTGCTCTCAAGTACGTCATGCGGTAAGAAAAAGCTGGTAGCTATCACCCGGCGCCTAGCATCTTCTAGTTCCACAAGGTCTGCGTATTCCAGGTTGTACAAATCTGCTAGTCCTTTGGAATTGCTGGTCTGCGCTGTCCAGTTTTCCTTGATACTAAATCCTGCTAGCTTGTCCATACTTCATTCCTCCTGTTCGCCAGTGATTGTTTCGTCATCCACAATTTCAATACCAACATCCCCGTCCTCCTCAACATCTGCCAGCGAGGGGATGATTTCAGTGATATCTGGTACGTAGGTTGGGTTGACAGTAACAGACGCTTGCTTGGCAATTGTTGCTTGCCGGTGCTTGGTCATGTCGGTGTTTGCCAGTTTGTAGCGAGCATGAGCAACAAGAAACTGCGCGCGGTTGGCAAAATCTCCCGGTTTAGGCTCTTCTTTGCTGATTGTGCCAGCTGCTACTGCAGCAGTAATGGCGGCAGGAATGAGAATCTCAAAACTTTCAAACTTTGTTTCAAGTATTGTCCGCTTATGGCGCAGTCGCTCTAAGAAAGCAGCGCTGATGCTTGAACCTGTTGGTACTTCACAGAGGAAGATTTCCTCGAACAGATCAATGTCTGCCATTGTGAACTCACTGATTTCTTGTTCAGTCTCAGCATCAAAGAGTTCCCACATCCAACCCTCAGTATCTCTGGCATAGCGACTTGGGATGTGAGCGAGGAACCAGCGCCACAGCAATTTCTTACTCTTTGGTGCTTTGCCTGCTACTTCATCTCGCAGTCCCTTGAGTGCAGCTTCTGCTGACTTTGCTCGACCTGCTTCTTCTACTTCAATGATCTTTGTTTCGTAGGCTTTCTTAATAGCCCAACAGTCTTGGATGAAGCCAGTAAGATCAATGCCATTGTTGATCCTGTTGATTCTTACTGACGGGAAATGGAACCGCTTTGATTCCAGGTAGTTTTTCCAGTAACTCAACTGGAGTAGCGAAGTCCAGTTTATATAGACTTCTTGGAGTGTTGGCATCCAATAGATTGTTTGATCTACTGTTGTAAGTTTATGCACCAGTGCGAGTGCTGTAACTCTGATAATTTCTTCCTGCTTGCTTATGATCTTTGGATCACTTGCTTCTTCTTGCGTGAGTGAGCAGAAATTAGTCCAAGCGTTGCGGCTGAATTGCACCAACGCTGTTGGTTCCAAACTGAATAGTGGGTGTATTGCTTGTGACTCTCTCCACTGACTCAGGAATGGTATGTGTCCTGCCACTTTCTTGACAGTGAGACTGCCTACTACTATGCCAGTATAGCGGCAAATTAGTGGGTGCGTTTGTGATGATTCAAATTGTTCCATGATGTTTAATCTCTTTCAGGTGATTGCAGTGGAGGAGTTAGTAAGTGCGCATGTCTCGTCATAATTGCGTCAGCTGCTAATTGATCTATTATTGCAGATTCGCGCTCATAGGCATGCCGAAGTATTTTGCTAGCTGAGTACTGTTGAGCACGCCAGTAGATTCTGCAAGATTCCAAGGCAGCTTTTGACAGTTGTGGTTTTGGGTCCATAAATTCAGATTGTTCCATGATTTACAGTCCTTTGCGGAGGTTACGAAATTCTGCTGTTTTTGTTTTGAGGTTCATTACCATGTTTAGTTTCTCGCCCTCAAAAACAAGAAGATGCGTAAACCCATAGGCGATGGCGGGGGCAATAAATAGTTCAAGTTCCCTATCTGTGAATGGCCGCTGCTTTGTGGCAAGCTGGCATTTCGGCCGGATAGCTGATAATTGGGTATCAAATCCAGCCCATTCAGCGTCGAATACGCTAAGCGGAATCCTGCAAACAGTGAATTTAGGTTTTTCCATGATGATTTCCTTTCAGGTTGTTTTCATTCAGTTAATTGCACACAATCAAGCATTCATCAGCAGTTGCAAGCAACCAGCAAATGAGTACAAGAATCCAAATTAGCAATAAGCAGTATTGTTTCACAATTATTACTCCTCATCTTCAACAAGTTTACCAGCTTTTTGCTGTTCTCTTGCTTCTTGGTCAAACTTTTCCTTCAAGCTAGCAAGTTTTTCAGCAAGAGTATCTCCTTTTAGTCTTGGATTCTTAGCAGCTCGTGTAAGAGTTCCTGCTTTCATGCCGCGGTCAGGCTCGCAAATAATATATAATTCCTTAGCTGCACGAGTGATGGCAGTGTAGATCAGTTCCCGCGATTGCATCTTAGCATGTGATTGATGCGTGATAAGAAACACTTTGCGCCATTCACTGCCTTGTGACTTATGCACGGTGATGGCGTACGCAAATAGCATTTCATTCACATCAGCAGCCGTGTCAAGTGTTGCAGTTTCAAAGAGTTCATCAGTCTCTGCACTGTCAAAGTCAGTCCAGGTTCTTGGATCAGTGCCATTGATGAATCGTACTTTTAGTTGATGACTACAAGCATGTTTGCGATCTTCTACTTCTGAGTGAGTGGCGCTGAGGGATTCTAGGATTGCATCAACATCCATGCTGCCATGAGTTGCTTGGTAAAGTTGCGATGCGCTTAATGCGGCAGCAGTTGCTCGTTTCTTGGCGCCACCCCAGCGATCAAGTTCATAGATATCAGGATTTGTTGGCTGTTTGCCAGCATATCGTAGATTCTTGTTGATGCCAGTAATGATTGCTTCCCGTTTACGCACCAGAACCTTGTCACCAAGTGCATAATAATGGGAATTGAACCCCGCGATAACTTCTACTACTTTCGCTTTTCGTTCGCGGCCAAGCCAATCAGCGATGCGACTGTTAAGTTCAATTACACCGAAATTAACATTGTAGGGGCAGAGGATGATATCCTTGTAAACATCAAGGAGTTCTTCTTTGATTGCTGCTTTGCAGAAGTTTGCCGCCTTATTTAGTGCATCCTCCCATTGCAATGCTTTGCTCCATGGATGGATTGTTACTTTGCCGTGCTCGCCATTATCCATGACAAGTTTGTCAGTGAAAGCAATTGCCTTGCCGACTTTGATATCAGTGGCCAGACTGATGATAGGAGAGAGTAAGGCTTGGCGGTAGACTTGAGTCAGTTCAATGACCGGCAGCTCCAGCAACTTGCGCCCAAGAATCGCATGACCATAAACCGGTGGAAGCTGATTGAGGTCTCCAACAAAAATCCATTGAACTGCTGCTGGGTTTGGCAATGCATCAATCAACAGATTAATGAGATCAGTATCTACCATTGAAGATTCATCTACAACAATGGTCTTTAGCGTGGCTGGAAGTGGATTACCTCGATGGCGACTTGGTTCAAATCGCATGGTGTAGCCAGTAGTTCCATCTTCCTTGGTGATTTCATATTTTACTGGGGCAAATTCCAGCAATTTATGAATTGTCACGCAGTGGATGTTCTTGGGGAAATGCTTTGCAATCTGGCGAACTGCCATATTGGTGAAACTGCAAAGAACAATTCCAGGTTGTCCAAGTTTCAAGTGCTTGGTGTTTGTTTCAAGCGCAGGGACAATAGCATTGCTGATAAGACTGTTTACAAGCCCCTTGAGGGTTGTAGTCTTACCAGTTCCTGCTGCTCCCATCAGACAGAAACTCTTGCCAGCTATTCCAGCATTGATTGCTGATAGCTGCTGCTCGTTCCAGTTCTGGGAAGAGTCAATCTGCCAGCCTACCTTGTGAGGTGAGACTGACAGTATTGAAGACTCTGCTAGTTTTGCCCTTAGCGCGCTATCTTGAGCTGCTATTTTCGCTTTATGCTCCGCTTGAATCTCAGCAAGACGAGCGCGTGCACGGGCTACTATTTCAGATGTTGTTTGTGTCATTTTGTTTGTTAGTAGTGAATGTAACGCTTAGCTTCTTGCGCTGCAAGATATTGGCCACGTTCGATGCCTGCAAGTGTACGTTCAGCAGTGTCTTCTGCAATTTGCAGAATCAACTCTAACGGCCTGTGCAATCCACCAATGTTGGCTGGTATTTCTTCTACCATTGGAGCTATCAGCCCATGGTGCTTAGCCTGCACAATGGCATCCTGTGCGTCACTTGCTGCTATTACAGTAGCAGTATTTTTGCCCAAGCGATTGATGCCATTTGCTGCGAAAATTTTGGTGTTCATTATTTTCTCCAGATGTTGTTAAAGTGAAGCTGTGACTCTTCCAATGAGTGGAAGCGATAAAGTGTTAGCATTTTGTAATGCCAAAGCCAGCGAATCAGCAAAACTCGTTTGTGTCGATATCTTGCTGGTTTGTGGTCAATTGCATAGCCAAGAGATGCCCTTGGCATTAATTGCAGTGCAACGACTGTCATTTGCAGCTTGAGTGCCGCTGTTTGAACAGCGATTATTGCTGAATGTATGTGGGTGAGTTTCATTATTGCTGCACCCTTGGCCAGTTTTTGCCGTCAATGTATTGTTTGACAGCAGCTTGAAATTCAGTAAAAGTGAAGCCTTCTGCAAATGCCAGCATTTGTAATGCATCAAGGCTTTTGTCCTTGTTTGCTGTTATCAGTTCTAGGCACTCTTTGATTAAATGTGGATCGTGGACAGGCATCACTGATCCTCGCATTCTTTGCAGATTGCAAGCAACAGTTTTGCTTGATTCTCTCGGCACTCTTTCTTAGCAGCAGCATAAGCAGTAGCAGAAGCAGCAGCATAAGCAGCAGCATCAGCATAAGCAGCAGCATCAGCAGAAGCAGCAGCATAAGCAGCAGCAGCATGAGCAGCAGCATCAGCATCAGCAGCATCAGCAGCATCAGCAGCATAAGCAGTAGCAGAAGCAGCAGAAGCAGCAGCAGCATGAGCAGCAGCATAAGCAGCATGAGCAGCAGCATCATGAGCATCATCAGTCGCACGTTTAGTCCTCAAGTGACTTACAGCGATTGCGCATTGTCTCGCAAACTTTGCAATGTCCTGACTGTGCCCATTCACTGCACGTAAACACCAAATGGCATCTTCCACTCCATTGCTATTGATGATGTATTCAATAGTTACCAGTTCATCATCTGCTTTTGTTTTGCCAAGTGCTGCCAATAACTTGCCCCAACCAC